CAGTAAACGTAGATCCCCACGCAATAATCTGTCGCTGCGGCATTGCCACAAACATTCCTTCATTGACAGAAGGAGCGTTTGCAATCGCCAATGCAATTTCAGCCCCGCCAGCAGGCGACCAGTAGTAGATAGGACCACCATAGGGACACGCGATAAGTATCTCGCCCCAATTATCCAATGTCCAATCAACCGCATTGATCGGAGTGCCAAGGTCAGGGTCAGGAGCAGCACCGCTTCCGTAACCTCCAACACCGTACCCACCAACGCCATACCCAGTTCCAGACGCAAGGGGACCGACTCCGTTCAGATACACAAAATGTGCATCTCCAGCGTTTTGATCAGCAGTCGCGGTGGAGCTTGCCTGAGAACTTACAGCTATCGAGAAGATACTTGAGGAGGTAACGTCGATGACAATGTAATTTCCGTAGATTGTTATGCCACCGACAGAGGTTGCAACTAGGGCTGTAAACGTATCTCCAATAACATAACCATGATTTGCAAGAGTCACATCTATAGTATTTGATCCGCTGGTGGTGTCATACTGAGAAACTGCTCCTCCGTTTGCAACAGTAGATGTAGCCAGAGCAAGATCTCCAAGCTTATCTCTAGCTTCAATTGAATAACTCGTAGATCCAATTGGAGTCACTTGATACTGCCCGAAAAGCACAAGCCCTCCGACGCTAACCTGAGTCTGAATGTCAACAACATCATATCTGTCAACTGTAAAATTTGCGTCGATAATAGTTACCGTGCTGCTTCCAGATGAAGTTGAGAAGTCAACAGTAGCATCTGAAACTACTTTTTGAGGAGTGATGTCTGTTTCAACGCCGCTATTGATGACCTCAAGCGCCTGTCCACCACCGGCCGCGATCCCCTCCGCGCCAACGGCAAGGTACGAATTGCTGTTGATGTCCTCCCAAGCCCATAGGCAGCGCACGATGCTTCCAATCGTGTCTGGGAAAAACTTTGTCCATCCACCGAGCTTCTGCACAAGGCCGCCAAGCGTTCGATCAGGAATGAACCTGATCAACTGGCTATTGCTGATAGCAGCCTCGTTGAGGGCGGGAGTCTTGTTCTGATCGACGCCCGGCAGGAGCTTGAAGGATGCGTGTGGCATCTCTCATCACCTTGTGGGAGTTGCCGTCGCGGACTGAGACTGAGACGACCACGCCGCCGCCTCAAACTTCTTGCGGTTCTCTTCCGCCATCGCACCCTTCAGAAGAGCCTGATATTGGCTCTCATAGGTGATAGCCATTTGAGGATCATCGTTGGCGCGGCCAAAGTTTCTCTGGTAGCCAGAGATGTAGATCATGCTTGCCATGATCATAATATCTGGCAGGTAGAGGCTGATAAAGGTTGTCGGATTGCCGGACGACAAGCTCGACGGTCGATAGGTGCCGACAATTTCAACCGTGTAGACTGCGTCAGGATACGGCCCAAGCAGGAATGTATAGTCATCGAACGGACAGAAGTACTTTGGAACCCCCCTGCTCGTAGACACTCCATACACGGCATCGAGAAACTCTTTGGTGCAAGGCAGAAGGGGAACACGGGTTCCAAGGTCTGGATTGCTGGTCCCGGCAGGAGTGATCACGTTGATCTGCTCAGGTACGACAAACGTACCAGAAGGAACTGCGATCTGCCTGCTTCCAACAGTCGTGCCATAACTTGTGTTTGAAATAGATGTAAACAGGAAATCAAGATCGCGATAAATGCGATTTTCCGCATATGTGATCATTTGCGGAAGGATTGTCACGAACTCAGCATTTGCTTCCTCGACAACAGCCAAGGTCGCGATCTGCGTGACGTACTGCGAGTAGGTAAGTCCGGTCGTCATCGGTGACTCCGTTTCCCCCTCACTTTAGCACCATCACCCGCCAGCGGATAGCCTAGTGTAAGCATCCGCAAGCTTGGTGTCGTAGGAATTCTTTGCGTACCCGGGGCCGTTGTACCCTTTGGCAAACGCAGCCCAGTCCTTGAAGCGCAAGGGCCGAATTAGACCAGCATTTTTGATAAACATGCCCATCTGGCGGAGTTGACCTGTTTCGGATTTGCAAGCTTCGTCAACCATGTTCTCAACAGACTCATGTCCCGCCATCTTGAAATTGCTGCCCATGATCTGCCCAAGCCCCCAAGAGGTTGAGAGCAGGGCGGCTCGTTCATCGATGGCGCAGGCTCGCGTGATCTCGTCGTAGACCGCATCAGAGCCTTTGGGATAGGGCTTCATGCCCCATGCCTTGTAAGCAAGACCCTCTTCAACGGCTCGCTTGTGAAGCTCCGGTTTGCTGAAGGTATGCTTGTAGAAGTAGTGTCGCTCAAACAGAGCCTTGGGACGCCCCTTGGCATCGAACCCCGAGCCAGCAGCTTCAACTGCAATCACAGCCCGAAACGCAGCAGGCTCGATCTCAAGATCCTTCGCGACCGAAACGACCTCATCAAGAGTAACCTTGCGAGCCTCACCCTGAAACGACCGCATCACTTCTTCTCCGCTAGCATTGCCGTCTTCTGCTGGCTGCTGGACGACGAACCAAAATAATAGGCAACAACCTGCTCGCACTTTGCAGAAACAAAGCCGATCAAGGTTCCGACCGTTGTAGCCATCAACGGATCTTTCATGCCCTCGACAACGCCCATAAGAACCATGAATACAGTCGCCATGAACCCCGCCACGATAACAAAAGCAAGGATTCTTGGCATCCAGTCCCTGACCTGAGATTCCCGCTTGCGGGCACTATCCCGGTCGCTGGATGCGATCCGCTCAAGATCGATATCCAATTCCTTCATCCGCACGGCAAAGTCATTCTCAGCCTGCTTGAGAGCCAGAAGCTGATCTGGCGTCGCGTGGCTGATTGCCTTTGCCATGTCGTCCTTGGACGCATCGCTGGGGATGCCAAGAGCGTCCGTGATGAACTTCATCGCCATGCCACCAATAGGACCGCCAACAGCGGTGGCGAGCGTAGGAGCAACGGCCCCAATTACCTTCATGAAGTCCATTACTTCCTCCTCTTGGCATTTTTCACGACAGGCTTTGAGTGAATTTTATTTATTGCAGCATCATACTGGCCAGTTGCAGCAAGATATAAATACCCAAAAGCGACCAAGCTAATTCCCGCATCTTTCAGCACCCATAATGGCATATCTGAATCGGATGGAGATATACCAGTATATAGAAATTGCACGTTCCTGAAAGCTTGAGCCGCAAGGCCAAGCGCAGCCACCAAAAGGCCCAGCTTATGCCAAGCTGGATAAAGACGCATTTTTTCTCGAAGTGCGCCAACAAAGATTATGCAGGCGGCAGCAATATTCGTTATTGTAAGAACAAAAAATCCTACAAATTCAGCAGTCATTTCCTCCTCCTCTTGGAAGAACCTTTTGCAGGATTTTTCTGCATAGACCTAATTTCAGATGCCACCTCAAATATGTCTTTGTCCTCTTTCTTTTCGAAAAAATTGACAAGTATGCTCAGAACGAACACAGACAAGACGCCAATCACATACCCGACTGCAAGCGCAAAGTCTGAATTGTTTACGTCTACTCCGATGTAATGGGAAATAATCCCGCCAAGAGTGATGGATGCTGCTACCGCAATTCCGCCAATTATTGCTCCCGCTGCTAGCTTCCCATATTGATGAAGTTTCTTAGGTTGCCAAAAAAACGAAACGGACAATCCGCCAAAGAAACCAGCAATAGCAGTCAGAGCCTTGCCAATTGCAAAACCGCTAGCTGCTCCGCTGACAGGCTCTGTCACTTGTCAGCCTTGCTATCTAGACGATCAAAGATCTTCTCAAGCATTGCCTTTATCTCCTTGACGCTGTCGGCAAATTCGTCCTTGCGAACGTAGCTCTTGGGAAGATCAACCTCGATCTCATGCAGGTCTCGTCGCAGTTCTTTCACAGCCTCCCATATCTGCCGGGAGAACCATCCAATACCGGCAAGGACAATTCCTATGCCGATGTTCATTAGCGACTGCATGTCCATGGCACTACGCAACCTTCTCTCCGGGGTTTGCGATGTGATCTTCAATGTACTTCAGATTTCCTCTGAGTCGAAGATCATCTGGAGACTTCTCGACGGCAATTCTTGCCTGCTCAAGCGATATCTGTGTCATGCCCAACTGCCACGCCGAAATACTGGCCAGATCGTGCGGCCAATAGCCCCAGACCTCTGGGTCGCAGGTATAGACCAGAGCCTTGTCCTTGATCCGCAGGGCGCGCATGGAGAATGCAAAGCACTCTTCCCAGCGGTTCTGGCGGTACATGAGCATGGCAAGCTCGCACCAAGGTTCCCTTGTATCGGGAGCCTCTGCCGCTGCCTTGACGTACCAATGCTCTGCCTGCCTCTGGTCTCCAATCTCGTTGTGTGCCTTGCCAAGAAGGCGCATGGCATAGCAACGCTCATTCGGCCACGTTGCACCGGGCAGGTCGAGATACTTGTGCAGGGCAGTAATAGCCTCATCCCAGCGAGCGTGAAACGTCAGTTCACGAGCGTAGTAGAAGCCGTTACGAGGGCAGTCTGGGTCTTCCTTGACCGATAGGGACAGGAGGTCAAGATACTGACCACGGCTTTTGGTCGGGTCTGGATGATGGCTGACAAGGAGCTTCTCCGTCTGCGCCCACATCTCCTTGATGCGACCGTCTGGCACGGGATACTCATGGCACGGGTGATGCCACATGTACCCGTGACGAGCGTGGATCTTTTCGTACAGGAACTTGATCCCGCAACCCCAGTCAAACATGTACCGCAGGCGAGTTGTCTCACCGAGCTTCCAGAGACGCTCGATCTCTTCTCGCCAACCCGGCTCCATGACCTCGTCTAGGTCTAGGCTGATGCAGACATCAATGTCGCGAGGGATCAGAGCCAGAGCGGCATTCCGTGCCAGATCGAATCGCCAAGGAGTGATGCAGATGTCGTGGACCATGAGATTGGCCCTAGCATCGATAGAGTTTTCCCTCCAGCGACGAGCCTCTCCATCTGTATCATCCGTGCTTCCAGTATCGGCAATCAGGATCAGGTCGGCATCCTTGGCCGACTCGCAAAAGCGAGATACGAACTGCTGCTCGTTCTTGCTGATTGCGTAGACGCAAATCTTCATGTTTGCGGCGTCTCTTGGCTAGGAGAGGAAACGGGCGGAATAGACTGCCTGATAGTTGCGATCTGCGTCTCTACATTCGCAAGCCAAGTCTTTCCCTCTTCAGTAAGAACTGCCTCCCTAAGCCTGCGGGGAGTGACGGAAGCCTCAAGGTTTCTGATCTCATCAAGAGGTGTCGGAACATATGGTGTAGGCTCAGGAGTTGGTTCCTCTGGAATTTCAATTGCTCCAAACTCAACTCGCTCTGCAACAGTCATGGATCGTATCCAATTAGACGGATACTGAATCTCATCCAATACAAATGACTGATCGATGCGGACGGTCTGGCCGTCGGGAAGGGAAAATCTCATCGTGCCCTCGCGTACTTGAATGGGTTTTCGGCAAATGCAATGAACGCATACTTGTTGCCGCTGTTGTTCAATGAGTATCCACTCGGAGCGCGGACCTTGAAGCCGTTCGACAGAAGGTCGAGGCCGTAGGTGTTGGACAGTTCCTGAGCCGTCGAGTCAGAGAAAACTCGGACGACAACTTCATTCGCGGAGTTCGATGGGTTAACCATGAACCAACCCGTGCCGATATCCACGCCCTTTACCATGACGAACTTGGGTGAAAAACCGCAAAACACAAATGGACCATCTGTTGATGCATTGCCGATGTAGCTGCCGATCCGAGAGAAGCCCGCAATAGACGAGAAGAAGTATCCGACGTAGACAACTGCATTGACGTTGTTGTAGCTGCCAACTCGAAACGTGGTGGATGTCGGCGCGGTGCTGTCGAACATAGTTGTATCGACAAGCTGTCCGGTAGCGGTTCCAAGGTCCATGTAGTAGGCGGCGCTAGTCATGCTGTTGAACCAGCAGGCCCAT